CCGAAATCTGCGTGTAGTTGCCAACGCGGGTAGTCGGCGCGATGGCGTCATAGGTCCAGTCGTTGCCTTCCGGCTGGTTGTTGGTCGTGTCCGGCGTACCGAGCACGTCAGTCTGCCACTCGGGATGAGTGGACTTGACCGACTTGCGGCCGATGAGGGCCATGAACGGGGTCTTTTCCGGGGTGATCTGGTAGATGCGATCTGCCAGTTCTTCCCGATTGCCTACGGCGTCGTAGGTTTCGAAGGTGTTGGCAACCTGTGCCATGAGGGGTTCTCCTTAGAGATCAAAGTCCTGAAGCGCGGCCACGCCGTCTTCGAAGCGGCCGCTGTTGCGAAGCCGCTCAGACCGAACCTGTCGTCCCTGCTGTTCCCTCGTATCGGTGGGCGCGCGCTTTCCCGGACGAACCGGGGCTGGTTGGCGCACCTTCTCCTGCACCTTTGGGGCTGCTGCCTTGATCCGGCGATACGCAAGCGCATCCCGAAGCATCACAGCGTCCCTATGGTCGGAGCGCGAGTTGATCTCATCTGCCGAATAGCCGTAGTGCTCGATGGCACCACGGACCAGCGTGTTCCATGCCTCTGGACCCTTCACGGGGTCTTTGAGGATTGGGATAGCCTTGACGAGTGCGTCGGCTTCGCGCTTCAGGCGGACCTGGGTCTGCTTCTGCGTTTCACCGGACTTGCGCTGGTCGTCTTCGGCCTTCTGCTGCTGGAAGACCTGATAGGCCTGCTGATGCTCAAGGAAAGCATCGCGCTGCTGCTGCCACTGCATGTACGCGACAGGATCGCGCACGGAGTCGCCAGTGAAGCGGCCAGGGTCTTTCGGTAGATGGGTCTCGGCATACCATGCGAGGTATTCGCGGGACTGGTTCAGTGATTGAGCGTACTGATCCACCTCGGACTTCAGAGACGTGATCTGCTCGCGTTCGGCAGTCAGCTCTGTCGTCTTCTTGGTGTAATCGCGCTGGAAAAGGTTGTTGCGCTTCAGGTCCGCAACGGTGATCACGGTGCCATCGTCAAGGGTGACTTTCGCACTGTCTGGTGCAAAGCGTCCGCCCTTGATTTCAGGCTCTTCGGAGCCGTCTGGAGCTTTTGCGTCTTCCGTTCCAACGTCTTCCGCATCGGGATCATCGGCAAAGAGGGGATCGTCTTCCTCTTCGACCGTTTCGGCCGGCGCGGCTGCTTCATCCTGATCGTCTTCGGGGAGGTCTGTTTCCAGGTCGCCTAGGAGATTGGATATGTCCTCGACCTGATCGTCATAGGTCTGAGGAGTCGTGACATCAGGCTCCGCCGCTGGGGCAGAGAGATTGTTGTCAGCCATGGTGGTAGTTTCCTTTGCGGGGAGGTGTCGCGCCGGGATCGCTAAGCGGTCGGCGGTTTCTCGACCACAACCCCGCCGTCACGCTGCCCGGAGGCAGTGATCTTGGCTTCGAGGCGGTCGTGAATTTCTTGGGTGGCAACGATGCGCTGCTGGAGCGCGATCACTTCCATGATGTTGTCGGGGCCGATGGTGATCGATTTGAACTCGGCAAAGGCGTCGGCCATGATGCCGTCGAGGGCTTCCACCAGCAGCGGCTCGCTCAGGAGGCGGGCAGCTTCGGCGGCCTGGCGTTCGGCAGGGGTCATTTGCGGGCACCTGCGGGCTTGGTGGCGGGCTCAGGCTTGCTTGCCGCTATGGTCGCGGCATTGGCCATGCGCTCTCGCTCCATAGTGTTGCTCTGCTCGATCTTCCATGCTTCGAATGCGCGGTCGGCGTCTGCCTGTTCGCGGTCAAACTGCTGCTGCTGCATCTGAAGCGCCAAGGCGTTCTGCCGGTCGGCTTCCTTGGTCGCGAGGTCGGCTTCCAGTTCAGCGCGGTTCTTGGCAACGTCGCCCTGCGCCTTGATGTTGGCTTCTTGCAGCGAAACCTGCGCATCAACCTGCTTCAGCTTCTCCGCAACCGCTCCCTTGGCCTGCTCAAGAGCGAGGGCAGGATCAGGACGGGGCTGCGCTGCCTGCTGTTGCAGAGCCTTCACTTCGTCTTCGGAAATCTCCGGGTAGTACTCTTCCGGGTTCTTGAGGCCCGAGCTTTCCGCCAGTCGCACAGCGGTCTTGCGAATGCGCGGGATGAACTCGATGGCCTTGGACGCCATGCCGGCTTCCTTGAGCTGGGCCGCCATGCCAACCTGACCTTGCAGGATCGTGTTGAGCATCGCCATGTCCCGATCACGGGAGCCAGTGCCCAGGCCCACATTGATCGTGCAGGCCATGTCGTCCGTCCACGCCTCGGGCTGGACAGTGCGATAACCGGAGGGCTTGCCGTCCTCGCCGGGGTCGCCGTTCTTCGACGGAATCTTGACCGGCTGCTTGACGTATTTCTTGGCGATGTTGCGGCGCTTGGCGAAGAATCGGGTCCAGCCCAGCTCTGCCATGTTGCGGGCAATCAACTCGGTCTGCGATACTGCGGCGTCATGGTTCTGCTGCGCTGCCGTGGCCGTCTGATTCTGCAATGCCTCGGGGTCCAGGGCCATCGTCGTACGGGAAATCCCGGTACGCTTGGTGACCATCTGGTCCATGTATTCGAGGCCCAGCATCAGCTTGTCAGCAATGAAGGGCGTCTCGTGTCGAACGATGGGCGCTGTGGTTTTCTTCTTCCAGATCAGCCCGCCAAACTTGGGGTTGATCAGGATGTCGGGGTTCAGGACCGAGCCCTCTTCCACCTCGCGCATGGGCATGCCCACGGCGTAGGTGTTGTCGAGCATCTGGCGCAGCAGCGCAGTCTTCACCCGCTGGATGTCAGCCGTGCGGTCGAACAGGCTTTCGGCTTCCCAACGGTGCGGGATCGGATAGCAGGGGATGTCCGTGAACGGAACATCGTCTTCCCAATCATCCTCGCTCAGCACTTCGCCCTGCCCGGAGTTGCCGGCATACCAGACTTGGAGCAGTTCGGCCTGCCCGTCGCCGTCCCGGTCAACGCGCACATAGCACTCGTAAAGGTCGATCAGATCACCGGACTTAACCGGCGACGTGTCGTTGATCATGTAGCTGCCCGAGCGGCGGGCATCAGCAACCATCGTGCGGTCTGCCCGCGTGAACGATGGCAACTCCTCGATGACAGACTTGTCCCAGCCGTATTCGTCCGCCATTGCGAGCAGATCGGAGCGGGTCTTGTCGTCATGCAGGTAGCCCACGAAGCGCGCACCGTCGATGGTCGTGGCCGAACTGTTGAGCAGCAGGTTTTCCGGCTTGAGCGTCAGGTCTTTGATGTGGCCGCGCTCGGTCACCATCTGGAGCCGCACCGTGAATGTCGGCACACCGACTTCAACAGGTTCGCCAGTTACCGGGTCGTCAATCAGCATGAAGCGAGGCTTGCCGGACTCCGGCATCTGTCCCATGCCCTGCCAGCCTTCCTCGCTCATGAGGTAGGCTAGCTCTTCCTCGGTCTTGTCGCGGAACAGCTTGGTTTCCGTCTCTTCCGGGCACCAGTACGACGCGGCAGCACCATTGCCCATGAGCAGACTGTCATAGGTCGCGTTGTAGAGGATGCGGTAGCCGTCATTCTCGCGGAAGAAGCCGTAGTTGGTGTACTCGCTGGCCTCTTCGGCGCCGCGCTCCCCACCTTCCTGCGTGGCTTCGAACTCGACCATCTGGTCTGAGGCCGTAAAGGTCCGCACCACACCGGGAAGTGTCCAGGCAACAGCATCGGCAACCGTGCGGTCGGTCTGCGACGATCCATTGACCCGCGATGGGAGGTCACGCATTTCGCCGCGCATGTATTCGAGTGCGAGGGTACGCTTGGACTGGTCGAAGGTCTGCGCCAGACGAATCTCGTCCGCCACGATGGCTGACAGGTCGCTTTCCTCGATCTCGATGTCAGCGTCAGCCATTAGCGAACCCAATCATTGTCTACTTGCGGCATGACGCCGGCGCGGTGCGTCTCAGCGAAGCGGAGCATCATCAGTGCGTAGCGAGAGGCGCAAAGCACATCATCACGCTCATCGACGACCACACCATCCTTGCGGTGATACATGCGGCGCTCTTCCAGCCAGCTCGTGCAGGTCTTGAAGACCTTCCAGCGACCTGTCTCCATGCGGTCGAGCATGTCCATCAGGCCTGCCTCTCGCCCGTAACCGCCGCCTTCGAATTCCGCCTTCTCAGGCAGCATGTTCAGGCCTTGGTCTTCGTAGAGAGTTTTGAATTCCTTGCCGCTCGGGTCTTTGTCCTTGCGCATGCCATCGTGAGGCCATGCCACTGGTATCCACGAGCCCCACGGCTTCAGCGCTGCGGAGTGGACTACCGGGCCGGCTTCGCGCTTGCGATATTCCGCCGTGACGTAAACCACATCGTTGTCGCGGTCGTGAGCGACCCGCACCGCGCCGAAAGGATGGTCATAGCCAAAGTCGATGCCGATTATCTGGGGCCAAATGGCCGGGATATCGAATGGCTCAACAACGATGTCGTCCTCTATGACGGGGAAGACCAAGCCACTACCGAGAGATGGAATGCCTTTCGTGCGCGCTTCCCTCTCGTGCGGCGGGTAGCTTGCGATGATCTTGGCCCGTTCCTCGGGCGTGTAGTGCTCTGCGTCCTCAATCGTCATCGAAATGACGGCGCGGTCCTCGCTGTCTTCCAGCACGTACCTGGCCACGACTGCCGACATGCCCTTGAGGGGCGTAAAGGTCACCGCAATAGAACCGCCAGTGGCGTTCGTGCGGGTGATACCCTCGAAATAGACATCTTCCGGCGGCTCTTCATCGAACCACACGAATTCAACCGTATTGGCCTGCCATTTGCCGCGGCCCTGTTCATAGGCCTTGAGCAGCAGCGTGGACGTGCCACCAGAGACGTGGCGCACCGTAACCGTATCAAGGGCGCCAGACACACCAGAACGCCGTGTGGTGGCCACGATGGCCTCTTTGGGGATATACCCCGTCCCCCATTCAGCCTCGGTCATCGGCGGGCCAACCAAGAGGCGTTGAACGCCGTCCCTGGTCAGCTCGTAGCTTTCCGAGCCCGCCAGCATCGTTATAGCGCCGTTAAAGCGCCGGCCTTCCCACCAATCGGGATAGCGGCCGGTGAGATGCATTGCGGCTTCCGCAGCGCCCGCATACGTCTTGCCGAGCTGGTTGCCCGCCATGAACAGGCGTTCGCGATACCAAGCCCCCCGCTCGTGAAACTCTAACTGCTTGGCGTAGGGTCGGTAGTCCCTGAGCTTATTCGACCGGATCAGTTGTTCCCGACGATCCATGAGCTGGGCCAATTCCAGCTTTTCCGAGTAGCTCAGCGAGTCGAGCATCAACCTGTTCCTCGCTCATAGTACTGATCGAGCCGCTATGGTTCAAATCCAGCTTGTCGCCGTACTTCTTGGCCTGGAGCTTGCCGGCCATCCACTTGCGAGCATCAACCCGGAGTTGCGACCGCCGAAGCGCCTCGCCGTTCTCACGCCAGCCAATACTCTGATCGTCGGCGTTCTTGCGCTCCATCCAGTCGTTGGAGCCATCATCTGCTATCTCTAGGATCTCATCGAACAGCGCATCAGCTTGAAGCTCACGTGCGCGCGCGTACTGTTCCGAGAATGCAGGTTCGGCGGCCAACCATTTGCAAACTGTCGATGTGGAAGGCATCGCGTCATCTGCGCATATTGACCGAAGGCTTTCCCCATCAGCAATGCGCTCACAAATGGCGTCCGCTGCTTCTTGCGTGAAGGTCGTCTTGCCAGCCATCGTACTACGCCAGCACCCAAGCCAGCTTGTCACCCTGTACGCAGTAGAACTCGCGCAGCAGGTATGCCGGCACGAAAGCCCGTTCCGTTCCGGATGCGTCTGGCGTGGGGCCGATGGCGACGTAGAAGTCTGCGGTCCCATAGACCTGGAAGAGCGGATAGTTCCTGCCCGTGATCGTGGTTGCTGGCGCGGACTGCGTTGTGGTGCCTGCGCTTGCCATGGTCTGGGAGAACAGTATCTTTCCGACCAGGGGATAGGACTGGTTCGGGTTGTCGCTGTTGCCTGCATAGCAGCAAGTGACGTGTACGCCTGAGAGCGCCATGGAGAATGCTCCCTAGTCGATGGTGTAGCAGGAAGTGACAGTGGTTCCTGTCGAATTCACCCGAGCCACGCGATAGGGAACAATGAAGCCCACCGCCACGCCTACGAAGGCAATGGTCGAGCCGCCTGTGGTCAGGACAGAAATGTTCGCGCCGGCAGTCGCGTCGGTGACCACCACAGATTTCGCGATTGGGTCGAGCAGGGTTGTGTCGCTGGGGGTCACAAGCCGGCCCTCTTCCCCGAAACTGTCGGACCCGTTCGCGCCACGGTTCCACTTCGTGCTGGCCATGCTAGGCCTCCTATGGTGATGGGGGTGTTAGAAGGGGGCGCCCACAGATGATGTTGGAGTGTGGGCTAGTCGAACAGCCCTTCGATGTCATATTCCTGCAACTCATTGAACCGCGACCCCACCAGGACCAGGTGGCGATTGCCGTCATGCATGATCATCAACCTGTTTCGCCAGCCTGCGATGAACGGGCCTTCGATTGCCGTCGCTCTGGGCAGGATGAACGTCTTTTCATAGACGCAGGCCGCTGCTGTCGCACCAATGGAAAACCGCAGGAGTTGCCCCGGCTCGTTGTTCTCACCCTTGGTGATGAACAGGTGGTTGGTAGCGGCATGCTCACATGCCTGCTCTATGCCGCTAAGAGCGTAAGACCCGCCAACAGAGGCAAAGGTCGACTTGTTGCGGAACTGGAACGAGGTCGACCCCGCCGTCAGCATGAGGCTGTTGGACAGCGCTACAATCGCGTTGGTTGTATCGGAAAGCGGGAATTGGGCGATAAAGCCATCTGCCGCTGTGCCGCTGGCGGCTGCTACCGGATCGAAATGCAGTGCCGATGTTCTGCCAACATCATCCCCATCCTTGGCAATGGCCCAAAGAGTCCCGTCAACCGGATCAATAGACAGCCCTTGCCCTGACATGCCCTCACCAGCTAACTTCGGCGGAACGAGGTCGGGGCGATCACCCCAGCGGGTTGGGTATATGTCGGAGAATTTCCACTCGAAGTCGAAAGTGGCCTTGTCCTCGCTGTATTGGCAGATGCCCGCCGAATAGGCCGTCACATTGTCGTATGGGCGACCATCCGTAGTGATGAATATCTTGCCGTCGCTCTCGCGCTCAACAACGCCAAGCCCGGACGGACCCTTGCCCGAAGTCATCTGGCTAGGACCGTCTGGAAGCACGAATACCGTAGCTGCGCCGGGCGGAACATATGGGGCTCCAGACACCATAATGATCTCGGAGCGCGACAGGTCGGTGGGGATCGCGTAGTCGCCAGATACCTGGGGGATCACCTCAAAGGTGCCATCGTAAAACCAGAAGGTCAGGTCGAGGTCGTCGGCGCCCAGGGCCAATGTCACAACATCAGCATCGCGAGCGGCAGCAGACCCCGCCGACAAGATGGGCGATGTTGGCTTGTGTCCTAGCTCGATCTGAGCAGCCAATATGGTTATGTCGCCTAGCCCATTGGGACCGAGACGAATGGCGTGGGTGGCCGTGTTGAGCGGAACGAAGGCAGAGGTTAAGAGCTTCCCCGTGCCGACATCCTCCGTCAGAACATCTGTCAAAGCGCCCGCTGACGAGCTGGTAGCGGCCAACGCTGAGATGAGGCCGTTGATATTGCTGTTGAGCACGTTGGTCGTGTCGCGCTCGACAAAGCGGGCCTGTCCGGTGGTGCCGGCTTTGAACCATACGCTCATTGCGTATTCTGAGGCAGCGGTGAGCGCGTATGTCGGGGTCGATATGCCAATGGTGGTGGTCGAATTTGGGCTGGCGACCAGTTGCCCCTGATCGAAAATGCCGAGTTCTGTCGTGACCAGATTGGTCCGCGTCGGCGCGGTGCCAGAGACGTTGCCGTATTGGGCGATGTCCTTGAGGTAGGTAACCAGGTTGGTCCGGGCTGGCTCTACCAGCAGGCCCCGGTCAGTGATGCGCAGGACGTTGGCCCCGAAGCTCTGATAGACCCCGGCAACCGTGCGGTGATAACCTGAAGCTTCGCGAGAACACGAGATGATCGTTGCGGGATCGACGGCGCTGCCATCCACCATGGCGCGACTTCGCAGCGGGTCATAAGCGAACACTGCACCGGAAGGCCACCACCCCCCACCCGCATTGAGACTCGCAATGCTTCCCAGCCCTAGATCAAGGGATAGTCTCATGATGGGCTACCTCTGGGGATGGGGTGGGACGGCTTGTGCCCATGACCATTGAAGGCCAAGGGCTGGGGAGGGTTAGGCTGCGATCCGGTGAGGCTGACGAGGAACGCCGGGCGTGATGTCGTAGACGCCGACCGTCTTGCCCTGCTCGTTCATGACGTAGACCGTGCCGCAGTCGATGTCGAAACTGTCGCTGGTCGGGGTGATGAGTGTGAGGGTGCCAGTCGGGCTCGCACTAGTTTCAATGGTGCCCGCTGGATACCACAGCACGCGTCGTGCAATATCGATGGCCTCGGCGCCGTCAGGGCGAATATGTTTGATCGTGAGCATGCTGCTAGTCCTTCTGTTGCTGGTGGGTAGGCACGAAAAAGCCCGCCGGGTTAGGGCGGGCTCATGGGATCGAGCGGCTAACAGCCTTGGCAATTGAGCTGGGGTTAGCGCTGTGCCGCTCGAATTGGTTGAGGCGTTGTCTGGTCCGCTTGCGAGCGCCATTCCATGGCAGCGCTCAGACCGTAGCCTCAAGCTATATCGAGACGGGCTAGACCACTCGCTACCCATCCGGGTTAGGCTCGGACTTTGCGGTTCAGCGTGTCTTTGCCGAGGCAGAGCACTCCCGCATTGTGTTCAGCTTACCGGCCAAAGCCTTGTCCGTCCGCCGTCTCGAACTTGTTGCCCATGGGGCGAATAGGGTGGGTGCGGTATTCAACAGCGCTCGACCGTCGCCACTGGCTGATTACTGACCGCTTTTGGATGGCCCGAGGCATCAAGGCGACCGTCTCGCCACTCTGCCAACATCCCTCCGAGAATCTCTTACACGGCCAGCTTGTCGGAAGCGCCTGTACCGTGAGTATGGCGGGTTCTAGGCCCGCAATTGGCTGGGGGAGGATGCTGGGCTCCGCGAAGAGCAGCATCCTCATCCCCGTTCCCATTGCTGGGAATTTCATGCGCGAAAAACTTTGGGCCGGGAAGTGTGATGCTTCATCCCGCGAGGCCCGAAGGCAGCGTTCCAGCGGAACCCCCTTGCAGACAGCCCAAATCACTTGGGGGTAAATTTATGCTATTCACGCCGCTGACGCAATAGCCTCAACCTGCCCCACCTCCAATTCCACAGGCGTCATTCGCCCGAACATCGAAGCCATGACCAGCAGGTGCCCGCGACCGTTCACATTGGTCACCTCGCCGTTGAAGCTGGTGAAAGGCCCATCGCTGATCCGCACCTTGGACCCGACCGGGAATTTCATGCGGGTGGTTTCCTTCTTGGTCTTGCCAATCTCGCGGCGGTGCAGTTTTCCATCCCGCGTTTCGTCAAAAGCGAAGTCAGCTTCGGCCTTCATGATTTCGTGCAGGGAGGCCACCTCAGCGGTAGAAAGCCGGTGCGGGCTACCGTTGATGCCTAGAACGCTTTCTACGCCCTCACAGGCGCGCACAACGTACCAGGGCACGTCATCCGTGCTTAGGTCCGAGGCCATGAACAGGTATCGGGGCGCCAGCCGCATCTGATGCTGGATCCAGACCTTCTTGCGGGAGTTGAACCGCTCGAACTTCTGCCACGGGGCATAGGTCAGGAACCCGGCATCCCGCAGGTTGCGCTCCGCCTTGTCCTCGCATTTGATGTTCGAGCGAATGACGAACCAGTTCTGCCCCATTGTAGTCAGCCTCATGGTTAGGATGCGGAAACTCGCATGTACTTGGTCTGCTCGGCAGCAAGCGCTACGGTCAGGCTGTCGAGACGATCCTTGGCGTCTGCAAGCCGTGAGGCCATCAGCGCCTCAATTTCCGGGCGCGTCAGATACAGTGCGAATGAACCCTTACGGGCTGCGTCCCCGCCATCGTGCTTGAGGGAGTGCCGAACCATCACCGGGTCGCATTCGGGGAAGCGTACGTTGCCGAACGTTCTCGTAAGGTGGTCATAGTCGCGCTGCGCTTCGTCCCTGAGAACCGCCAGCTTTCCAAGCTCAAGTACGTCCGTCATTCCCCTCTCCTTCATCTACATTGGGCTGGGGAGTGGAGACCCGGCGGATTTGAACCGTGGTCCGAGCCTTCCCGATGCTGTGCTGATATTCGTGCCTGCGCATGGCTCCGGGGCTTTCAAACGTTTCTCCGCTTGGCGTCACCACAACGCGCTTGGTTTGGATGACGGTCATTGCCGCACCGGCTTGTTCCAAGCGGCGATGGCTTCCTCTAGGGTGGGCTTCTCTGGGCCGCAGGCGCCGCATTGGCAGCATGCCTGGTACTGATGCGGCGGCGCAGCTAGCCTGCCCACTGCGACCACCTCGCCTTCGCAGAAGACGCAGTTCAACAGTTCTGGAATTATCCGGGCCATCTCAGCTCTCCCCCTTATCGTTGTATTGGTCGGTCATGCAGCTAACCCCTTGATGAGTTCTGCTGGCGCCTCGCAGCCGGGATCCCCAGGACGGGGACCCCAGGCCATTGGCCAGATGCCGTACTGGGTGAAGCTATCCATGCGGCCAGCCCAATCGACTGCCGGCGCCTGCTCCTTGATCGGGATAGCTTGGCGCTCTGCATGGCGTTGGACGATGATCGTGACGAAATAGGTCCAGCTTCGAATGGTTGGATTGGCCCGCTCGCGGACTACCGGCAGAATGTCCGTGTCAGGATCGAAGCCCTTGGCCACGAGGTCGGTGATAGGGCCTATACCCATAGCGAGGTTCTGATGGCACTGGCCACGAGCGGAGGCGGCGTCGATCAATCGGTCGTAGAGGAAGGCGCTCGCGCCTAGCTGCGAAGCAGTCTGGAAAGTGGCTTCTGGCTTATGGGGCTTAACCCCCGCCTTATCCTGACCCTTATCCGACGCGGGAATATCCTTGTCTTTTGAAAGAGTTGGGTTGCCTCCGTTCTTGCCGTTTTTCCGGGCAATCGCGGCCTTCTTTGCGTCGGCCACCATCCGACGCGAGTAGATGCGGTTGTGCCGATCACGGGAGAACACGCCATTTCGCTCTAGCTCGCCCAACAGGGAAGTTGCCTCGGATTCCTGGCACCCGGTCAATCGAGCGAGCGAGGTTTCATCAAGGCCCTTGCCTGCTACCGCGACGTAGCCGATAGGGTCGTGTGCTGCCGCAATGCAGAGCATGCGCATCCAGAAGCCTTGCGCCGCGAAGGAGCAAAGCCTGACGGCTGGGTCCGATTCCCAGTCCGACCAATAGAACTTAGACCAGAGTGTCCCGCTCATTCGTTATCTCGGATCGCTGAGTGGGCAATGGAACACCACAGGCGCACATCATCGGTGGCGCCGTTGCGGTTCTTGCGGATGAGGAATTCCATCTTGTTGCGGGCATCGCGGAGCTTTTCGAAGTCCGCATCCGCCTGCATGTTCAGGTAGTATTCCTCGCGGTACAGGAAGCCGATCACATGGGCGTCCTGCTCGATTTCACCGGACCAGCGAAGGTCGGACATCACCGGGCGCTTGTCGTCGCGCTTCTCGACTTCGCGGGAGAGCTGGCACAGCAGCAGCACACAGCAGTCCAGTTCCTTGGCAAGCGCACGAGCCCGTCCAGAGACTTCGCCGGCCTCGGCTACCTTGTTACCGGCATAGCGGTCGGAAGGCGTCACGAGCCCCATATGGTCGATGCAGACGACGCCCAGGCGCACACCTGCCGCTTCCATCTCGGACTTGAGTCTACGGGCCTTGGCGGCGATCTGCGCGAAGGTCAGGCGGGCACTGTCGTCAATGTGCATCGGGCAGAGAGAGATACCCTGCGCCGAGGTATAGACGGCTGCCTTCTGTTCATCGCTCAACTCGCCCTTGAGGATCGTGCCGAACATCGGCGCCTTGAGGCTGTCCATGGCATCCGAAATCATGCGAGCCGCGATTTCCTGCTCGGTCATCTCCAGCGAGAAGATCGCGACGCCTACCCCGCTGCCGGCCGTGCGGCGGAGCGAGGAACACATGAAGGCCGATTTGCCCATGCCAGGGCGGCCGGCAATGACGTAGAGCTGGCCGCGACGGTAGCCGTTGAGCTTCACGTCCAGAATGCGAATGCCGGTTGTGGCGCCGCGCTGTTGGTTCGGGCTCTCGATGTCCTCGATGAGGTTTTGAGCGGCGCGGGCGAGACTGCCGCCAACCTTCTCGGCCTTCACCTCCAGGATGCGGTCGAGGTCGAGTAGGCATGCACTGGCGATGTCGTAAGGGTCGGCTTCGAAGGTGACAGCGGCAGCAGATGACTTCTGCGCCATGTCCACAATCGAGCGGCGAGCCCAGCGATCCTTGAGCGTGGCCACAAGGCTGGGAATGTTGATATCGGGCAGACCAGCAGCACAGGCGCGGGCGTAGAATTCGCCGCGAGAGACACCGCCCAGGTCGAGCGGCAGCGCTGCCATGATCGTGGGTGGGGTGAGGCGGTTGCCGGCGTCGTGGATGCGCTGGCAAGCCTCGAACAGATACCGCGCAAACTCATCCCCGAACCACTCTGCCTTGATGGCATGGGCATACTTGTCGAAAGACCCGACGTTCTCGAACAGCGAGCCCAACAGGGTCAGTTCGAGGTCGGTTTCAGCCAAGACGATCTGGGATGCGGCAGCGGTCATGCGCGATGCTCGGTAAAGGGCTCGACCCATGCTGCCCAGGCTTTGCCGGCAGCGATCCCGTCGCTCATGTCGCGGGACATTTCGGCGCGGTCTTTTGCCTCAAGGTACGCCTTCCAAAGCTCATGGAGCTTCTTCTTGCGCGCCTCTGCTTCGTCATCCAAAATCACGCTATCGTCCATTTCGGAATGCTCCTTGCAAATCACTCGGCTAAATTTACGCCCTGTTAACAACTGGCGTCTTGCCCTACCGGAACGCTGGTTAACTCTAATTGTCCCGAGCCTGTGAACACTGTGGACAACGGGGAATGTTGCTGTTGTCCATTGCGCTCCTCATACCGGCGCAAAGCGCTCAAAATGGTTGAATGGTCGCGGTCGAAATAGAGACCCAGCCGCGTCAAACCGATGCCCGGAACATGGGTGCGAGCAAGGTGGATGGCCTCAGCGCGAGCAATGGCCACAGAGCGCCCTCGGAAGGGGCTGAGGATCTGATCCTTGCCCACTCGATGCTTGAGCGCTGTATAGGCCACCAGGAACCGCCAGGACGGGCAGGCGAGCATGTTGAGCGGGCACGGTGTGCTTGCCTGCGGCTCGGATGGAAATTCGGCCAGCGAGCGCCCATCGAGGATTGGCAGCACAACGATAGGCTCCGGAGGTCTCGGCCGACGCATTGCGGGACGCGGGCCATATAGCCTCGCCTTTGCTTCCGCATAGCGGCGCACCATGTCGCTCTCCGCCCTTCCTGCTGTATGGGGGGAGTGGGAAATGGTCATGAGGCTTCATCCAGTATGGAAAGCTGTTCAGGCTGGGGAGCGGCGAACATTGGCGGCTGCGCAACGGCGTCAGAAATTCGGCGGCATGCGATATCGAAATATCGCTCTTCAGCCTCGATCCCGATAAAGGGCCTATTGGCTTTCACTGCAGCAACCCCGGTTGTGCCAGAGCCTAAAAACGGATCAAGGACAGCCCCAGGACCCACGAAAGATATGGCTCGCGCCATCAACCCAACCGGCTTCTCCGCCTCGTGACCAGACGGTCGTTGCGACGACCAAGGCACTACCCAGATGTCAGGCTCGGACCTGTTTGATACACCGAAGCCGGATTTGCCAAATTGGAAAACCAACTCATATCGCTGTCGGAGCCCCTTCATGGAGCCGACGCCGATCCAGTCTTTGTCCCAGACCACGACGGAGGACATCTGGGCGCCAAACTGATCCGCAGCGATAGTGATCACGGGCATGGAGCGCCAATTGCCGCATATCCACATGGAGCCGGTTTCCGGCATGGCGCTCCATGCCGACCTCATCCAGGCTGAGAACCACATTGCGGAGTTGGTCCAGTCTACGGTTCTAGACCGGAATCCCTTCCCCGACCTCGTGGATGCGGAGCCCATCAAATAGGGAGGGTCGCTTACTACCGATCCGAACGGCCCAACCCAGGGCAGCACCTCAAGGCAATCGCCCAGGTACAGCGTACAGTCCCCAATGACCTCTTTGCGCTTCCAAGGTGTCATTGCCCTTTAGCTCCCGGAATGAGAGCTGCGCGAGCTAGGGCAGCGTTGGACGGGGCGAGTTCAGCCATGAGCTTGGCGGTTGTTTTCGCCCGCTGGTTGTCCGCGAAGATGTGTTCTTCGGTGGCGCCCTTCCGGTGAGGCTTGGGCGTGGCCACCTTTGCGAGAATGTCGGGGCGCAGGGACATAGCTCACGTTCTCTCTGGAATAGGCTGCGAATTCATGCCGCGCTCGTAAAGCGCCATCGTCGCCTCGATATCCTCGATATGCATGGCTAGGCCCTGCTCTACGGCCTCGACCTGGCGGCGAAGATTGTCCCGGCGGCTGATGAGGTCGAAGCGCTCGCTTTCGAGTTCCTTGACGGCGAGGTCGATCCGATCCCGGTGGGTGGCAAGGCGCTGCACCATTGGAGCGTCTTGGGACTTGAGGGTTTCGATGAGTTCGGCTTCTGCAGCGTCAACTATGGTGAGCTGGGTCTTGCTACGTGCGGTCATTGGAATCTCCCTCCTGCAACATGTGTGGGATATGGGCGGGTGAGGCTGTACATGGCGGCATGGCAGGCGATGAGCCCTAGGTGCCAGCCGACGAAAAGGGGCGCGGTGAAGGTGCCCAAGGTCGCCCAGATGACTAGGTTCATAGCCACGCAGGCCAGGTTGAATGCCGTGCCGATGATGAGATACTTCACCATGGTCACAGGTCGCTCTGGAGCATCATTTCGATGCCGAAGCCGGGCTCGTCCCAAACGTCGATAACGAAGCGGCCAGCACCGCCGGCAACGCCAGCGTTCGGAACAACAGCCATCAGGAAGGGATCAGCCTTGAAGGCAGGCGCGGGCGCATAGTCGCTGACCATGAACGCGACTTTGTGCGGGAACGCCTTCTCGATCTGGGCAACTTTCTTGAGGGCGTGAAGTGGAACTACCTTGTCGTACGACGGGGTTGCCGAGGCGCCGCCCATGCGGCCCATATTTCGGTATGGGCTGTAGTGGTCGGAAGCTGGCCGATCCTCACCGATCCATTTCGGTCCAGTGTCCCCCCAATTCATCGTCGGCTCGCGGCGGGTAGCCTCTGTGCCAAAATACAGTTGAACCCGATCCTTCTCCCGGAGAGGGATCCAGTTCCAACCCCACCCTCGCCCTTCGGCCTTGGACTTGGCGTCCATGAACTGGACGACCGTCGCCAGCGAGAACACGGTCATGCCGCTGTCGATGAGGTATGCCTTGAATTCCTCGACGTGGAGGTCTGCCGGCGCTACGCCGACTTCGGCGGCAACGGCGATATATTCGGCCAGTGCCGCGCGGTCGAAGGTGGGCACCTCTGCCTTAACAGCATCGTAGCGCAGCGGGACGTACGGAGGCGGCGCGGGCTCCACAGTGAGGGGCTCGTGTTCAAGGACGGCAACTTCAGCCTGCGCTGGTGCTGCCCGCTCAGGGGTGGACGGGCTGGCAAACGGGGCGGGCTTTCCTGTCCATGCGGCACTGCTGAAAAAACTGTCGCGCTTCCTAAACATCGTCGTCTCCCTTGGTCGGTTCAGTCGGTTGATCTGCGGCGGGTTTCGCCGGAATTTCCCATGGCGCTATCCAGTGCGCCCACCCGAGAGAGGACACGCTCAAGCGCAGCAATCTCCGCGCGATCCATGTCCGCACCGTCTTCAGCGGCCTGCTGGTGGATGAAACGGAGCCATTCGATGTGTTCACGGTTGCGGCGGTCGCGCTCGGTGGCCTCGATGGCTTTCCGCTTTTCTCGTGCAAGGTCTTTCTCCCAGGATTGAACAAGCCGCGCCCGGCCCGTCAGGAATTCAAAGCACCGGTTCCAGCTCACCAGTTCGTCCCGGTGAGAATTGGGGTTCAGCGCGTCGTAAAGCGCCTTGGTGCGGTCTTTGTTTTTGGTGGATGCGGCCAGCTTGTCGGCAATGAAGCCGGCAAGGGTCTGCATTTCGGCTACGTCATCAGCAGCAGACATTGGGGAGTTCTCCCTCTGATTTTTGGAATGCTCCACTGGAGTTGGGGACACGTCCATTCAGCGCCTCGCTAGTTTGAGAACCAGCGAAGGCAGCAGACGACGAAAGGACTTCACGATGAGCGGGCACATCAGCGAGAGCATTTACGGGCTTCTGATGCGCCAGGGATTGCGCGCGGAGACGGCGGGAACCGTTGAGGCGCAGGGAATTGGTGATGGCGGGGTCGCTGGCAAAAGCGCCCCGCGCCACCAACCGGCAAAGAGGGAGGGAGGCCCCTTGCCGATGGGAATGGAGCCTGGAAAAGGACGCGGACCTCAGCCCGCGCCAGTTCAACAGGGACGAAGCGTCAGCATCAAACAGGCAAGGAGACACCCTTTTCTGGTTGTGATTGCTGACAACGTGGACGTGGTGCCCACGAGACAGAGGCGCGGTGACGTTCGCCTCTCTCTGGTGCGCACGTGACGACGCGACACAGCGGCTGGCCGTGGCGCAATGCTTTGCCGAGACGAGTGAGCTGGTCATCCCAGCACCCACGCAAGCAGGTCAGTCCAGCCATAGGCAAGGATGAGGGTAGCGGCAGCGCCGGTGAGGAACTGGCTCATGGCACCAGCTCCACACCGGCAGGCACAAGGCCAGCGTCAATCGGGGATGGAACCAGCAGCGGGCGGAACAGCTCTAGGTCTTGTTCCTGAGTGCGGGTGATGAGAGGCTGGAAGCGCTTAATCCAGAGACGCCCGCCGCCATTTAGAGGCAGGCCATTTAGGGTTTGAAACGCGCCGTTCGGGAAAGTGGTAACCCCGCGATGCTCGACAAAGACATAGACCTGCCCCTCGATTGGCGCGAGCCCGGCCCATGTCCCGCCATAAGCGCTGTCATCCACGCAAACACATCTCACCCCAGGCTTTGCCCACGCGCTCACAGCACACCGCCGATCAGCGATCCAGCCGTAACAGCCCCAAGGCCGGTGAGATAAAGCCCGGCACCAAGGACCAGTAGAACCGATGCCAACACCACTAGGACAAGCGCTGTGTCAGAAGGCTCGCGGTCCAGGTGAAGGCGGGGGGATGGAACGTGCATTATGCTGCCCTCCGCGCGGAATTTTCTTCGTTCATATTCAGGCCGAGCAGGTCCGCGTATTCGCCAGTGGCGACGGCACGGTCGGTGACTTTGCGGAGCTTCTTGCGGTCGCCGCTCTCGTCTTTCTCATCCTGTATTTCGGCTTTGATCAGCGCCTTGAGCGCGCCCCAATCGCCGCCTTGAGCGGTGAAGGCGTCACGCAGCGCAGCGAGCATCAGGGCGTCGTCAAGTTGGCGCTCGATGATGAGGCGGGCTTCGGCGCGAATGTCCTTGAGGGATTGGGAGGTGAGCATGTTTCAGTTCACCCCATGCTTGCGGATGTAGGCGCTTGCCGCTTCGCCCGAGTAGATCGACTGAGACCAAGAGACATAGGTCTCAGGCAGGCCCGCGTTGATCGCTGGACGCGCATCCAAGATGTCTTGCAGAAGGTCGCGCTCGGCCTGGATCTCAGCGGTAGCCCCGAAGATGGCGCGGGCGACGAGAGCGACCTGAGTTTCCATCCATTCGGGGCATTCGCCCTCGTGCATGGCATCGGTCCACAGAGCTTTGATGGAAGCGTCCCAAGCCCACTGCGGGATATCCTCTGGCTTGCTCATACCTGTGCGTCCTGTTCATGATGCTGTGGGACGTTGGAGGGTGCCTGCTTGGCCTTGCGTTCGGCCTGCCAACGCCTTGTGTTTTCTCTGGCTCGCGCTCGCGCTTCTTCGGTCCAAATCGGACGTGTGTACGTAAGGGAAACACCCTTGCTGTCTGGCGCGAGGCCAAAAGCCTGATCAGCCGATGCCCCGCCTTGAATGGCTGCTATCGCACTTACCAGCCGAGGGTCTGCCCGGAACCATTCGTGGTGTGTGTGGAGGTCGCTGATGGAAGCGTGGATTCTCGCTTCGAGCTTCTTGCCGCCGTCGACTGCCGCGAGGATTTCCAAAGGGAACGGCGACCACGAAGCCAGTTTCTCAACCCGCGCCAGATGATCGCTGGAAAGGCCGACCTTGATCGGGCCATTCATCCCGACCGGCTTGATGAAATAGACCTTGCCCTCACTCACGACGCCACCCGCTCAGCGCCGAAAATGTCGGGCCGCAGCACGTGACGGGAGATGCCCGTTGCCGTCTCGATTTCCAGAACGCGCTCTGCGGGCACCTGCCCCCGAGTGCGCCAATTCATCACGACGCTGGGGTTGGAAATGCCGAGAGCTTCGGCCGCCTTGCTCGGGCCGCCGAGGGCGGTGATGACGGCTTCAACGGGGGAGGGTTTCTTGCTCATGACCCTGTTGTATCACGCAGCGTGAAGTTATTTCAAGCCGTGATATGTTATTATTTTTGGGTCATCGTCTGTGGCATACCCATGCCATGACTGACGGCGGGCGCACCAACACCGACATAGCTAGGCGGATCATTGCCCTGCGCGAGGCGCTGGGGCACAACCAGTCTGCTTTCGCTGCTCTGGTGGGTATCAGCCAGCCAGCCATGAACAACTACGAGAAGGGCCTAAGGCGGCCCGATCTCGACGTTGCAGTGCGGATACACCAGCGAACCGGCGTTACCCTGGATTGGCTCTATCTGGGAAATCGCTCGGGGCTTCCTGCCCATCTTCTCGCACGATTGCCAGATATCGCTGCCCCTGCTGCGCAAGCGGGATAACGGTCCCCGGCGGCTTCTCCTCCGCTAGCTGCTTTATGATGCATTGCGTGTAGTGCAACACGCGCATCGCTTCCCCCTGATCTTCCGGCAACTGTGACGCAATCAAACACGCTGCGCGTTTGAGGCGCTGTTCTGTACGCGTTGGCATTACTCGGCCTCTAAGTCTGTTCCGCATTTGTTCCTAGGCCATAGGAACTTTTTCCTCCGATAGTGTCAAGCCCCAAGGGTTCAGCCCCAACCCTTTGCGCCCCAGCTTGCACAAGGCCAAAAGCCTACGCCTTTGCTTTGAGTTAACCAGATCACATTTGCGAGCCTGTTTAAAGAAAAATCACGTCATGTGATATTTCCGCTTGCGTTCTTCACGCTGCGTGATAAATCTCTCCCCATCAGATGACAGCCGGTAGCAAGCGCTCCGGCGAAGATGGGAGAGACAATATGGCCCGCACCTGCCGCACCTCACTTAGCCACCCTTGCCACGAGTGTAAGGGTAAGGGGCCGGTACAGGCCTGGGCTTGCCACGAGTGCAACAACACAGGCACCCGACCTGAGTATCGCCCCAAGCCGCTCAATATTCGGGCGGGCTACAGCAACGCCGCTGAACTTCGGGCGGGCGCCTGACCTTCACCCACCGGCCTCTGCAATGGGGCCGGTCAGCGAGTGTCTGGAGAAAACGACATGACCCACGAACAGACCATCAACATCGAGCGCCTGACGGTAGGCACCCTTATCGCCGTCCCTGGTTATGACGGGGTCGAGGTCTATGAAATCAAGTTCGATGGCTCGGGCTATGCGGTCTACTGGCCGATGTCGGAGCGCGGGGGCTGGGATGACCTTGATATCCTCTATGTCCCTGCTGGCGGCTCGGTTGAATACGCCGGTCGCGGCACTCCCTCGCTGCGCTCTGATGCTGAAATCAACCGGGCGGAATGGGAAGCCAAGACGGAAGCCTGCGACCTCGCCATTGCCGCCAGCATAGCAGAATTGAACGCTCGTGCGAAGGGCTGGCGCGAACTTGCCGACGCGCTCGACAGCGTTCGTGAGGGTTCGGATTACCAGATGGAGGTCGCATCGTGAGCATGATCAATCACACGCCGGGGCCTTGGTCCGCTCATGAAAAAGGTGCCCATCCTAACCCGTACGTTTGCGGTGCGGAACGGGAATATGAGCATGGCCCTGACAAACCGGTCGTTGCGTACATCGTCGGCACCGATACTCAAGCCAACGCCCGGCTAATCGCCGCTGCTCCTGATCTGCTGGCAGTCGTTCGCGAGGCTTGCGCCATCTTCGACGCTAACCACGAGGGCGGGGAGATGGACGAATACAATGGCGACCTCGCTAACGACCTCTGGAAGGATGAAATCCACCGGAAACTAACGGACGCAATCGCCAAAGCCGAAGGTCTCGCCCTTCCCCTCCATGAAGGGAGCGGGGAATGAGCGGGATCGTGAAGCCCCTTGACTGGCATAAGCACGGACGCGAGGACATCGAACGCTATTCCTGCGACCCAGAGTTTGCCCAGTACATCATAACCTGGACCGCTAGCGGCTACGATCTTTTCATCGGCTTCTGGGGCAGCGCGGCAGTTCCGAGACCCGCGCCGTTCACCACAGTAGAGGCAGCGAAAGCCGCCGCTTTCAAGGATTACTCGGACCGCATCGCTTCGGCCCTCGGCCCCTCCTACGCTTCTTCCCAAGCCGAAATAGAGAGGCTGAGGACGTTGGCGGAGCGATACGAAAGTGCCCTCAAGCGCATCCGTGACGCAACCCCGCTGAACACGAATTCAGCCGACGCGGCCAACATGTGCAACTGGACCTATGCAGTTTCCAGCACTGCCCTGATCGACGCATCTCTCTCAGGGGGCAAGGAATAATGCCCCGCTCCCTCTCTCAAAACCCTGTCCTCTACCTGATCTGGGTAGGTGTTGGCTTCATGGCGGTGATCGTCGTGTTTTTCCCGGAGGCAATGTGATGAAGCTCAGTCAACTGAATGCCGCCGACACAGCGCGGCGCGACCTACGTCACCTGCGCTTGCTCCAGGACAAAACATCTAGAGCCGTTCGCTACGATGGCCACCTCACTATCAGCGGCGAAACCACTCTGCTGATGACGACCGACGAGGTGGATGTGGTTCTTTAGCGCCGCGAAGCCGAACTCATGGCGACTTTCGCTGAGCTTGGCATCGAGGTGGACGAATGACAGTCACCCCCTACGACATCGCCGGCCTTGCCGAAACCCGCCGCCGCGATCCTGCCCTGGCCCTCTCGATAGCAGAGCAATCCGGCAAGGCTCACGACCAGATAACCCGCCAACCCCTCGCCCTCATAGGGGCTGAAACGAAATCGAAGGAGCCCACCAATGAACGCCCGCGCACAGTTAAAAGCCGTTGAAGCAATCGAACCAACCGCCGGCAAGCTCACCATTGCGCACATGCATGCGCTCAACCTGGTGGAGCATTGCTACCGCGGATCGGTCCAGACCGAAGGCAGTGATGCAAGGCGGGTCAACGTCCGCGCCGCGATCCTGGACCTTGAGGAAGTCGCCCAGCGGCTTGGCTATGACATCGTGCCGGCGAGGCCGCATCATGGCTGATTTCATTCTACTCGATGCCAAGTCGGTTGAGCGCGAAATCGACGCCCTGCTCACCGAATTCCCCGATCTGCGGGACGATGAGGCTTTGCGCGCCGACATGCTGGAAGGCTCCACCGGACTGCACTCGGTCATGTCCCGGCTGAACGATCATCGGCTTGAGGCAAAAGCCATGCGGGCCGGGATGAAGGACCGCCGCGCCGACCTGTCCGAGCGTGATCGCCGCTGGGAACGCCGGGAGGACTTCATCAGCCGCTTAATGCGCCAGTTGCTCACCGCAGCCAAGCAGGAGCGGGTCGTGCTGCCCGAGGCTACCGTGAGCCTCACCAGCGGGCGGGACGGCGTGGAGATCATCGACTCCGATGATCTGCCGCAGGGCTTCTACACGCTCGTTCGCCAGCCCGACAAGGCGGCAATCCTCGCTTCGCTCAAGAGGGGCGAGGCCGTACCTGGCGCCGCTCTGGTGAAGGGCGAAGCCAGCATTACCGTGAGGACGAAATGACCGACAATCTCGCTCTATGGGAGAAGGTCCAAAAGACCGACCCGAACCATGTAAAGGCCATCACCGGCAAGAGCTATCAGGGTACGTCCCCCAAGCCCCACTACCTCATCCACAAGGCTACCGAAACGTTCGGCCCTGTCGGTATCGGCTGGGGTTTCACTATCGAAGATGAGCGCATCGAAGAAGGTGCCGGCGGCGAGCGCATGCACATTGCCCGCGTCAAGGTCTGGTTCAAGTGGAACGGCGAGCGCGGCGAGGTCGAGCATATCGGCGGCACCCAGTTCAGCGGCACTAGGTCGAGCGGTAAGCCGTTCACCGATGAGGACGCGCCGAAGAAATCCGTGACTGACGCGCTGGTCAAGGCGCTCTCGATGATCGGCTTTGCCGGCGACATCTTCATGGGGCGATACGACGACAGCAAGTACGTCAATGACCTCAAGAACGAGGCTGCTGCCGCCGCAGAGCCGGTTGCGCCGGCAAGCACGTACTCCAAGCACCTGTCAGCAATCTCGGGCGCCAAGACACTGGATGCCCTGCAAACGGCTTTCGTCGCAGCGAAGGCGGACAAGTCACTCTCCAGGCAGGACGGCGAAGACCTCATTGCCGCGAAAGACGCTCGCAAGGCCGAGCTGACCAAGCCTGCCGTTGCCCCGAATTTCGATGACCTCGAAGGGCAAATTCCTTTCAGCGATCTCCCGCCGGCCACGCAAGAGGCCGTCCGCAATATCACCGCCTAATCCCAAGAGGGCGGCTGGCACCTAATAAGGCCAGCCGATCAATCCGATGAGCCGAGTAGCCGTTACACTCCGCACCACGGCAGACCGCCAGAAGGTCTGCAAGTGGGTGATGAACGTCGATGCCGGCACTCGTGTCGAGCTGAAAGAGGCCAAGCGCACCGACGACCAGAATTCCAAGTTCTGGGCGATGCTCACCGAGGTTTCGCAGCAGCTTCTCTGGCACGGTCAGAAGCTGAACACGGAAGATTGGAAGTTGGTCTTCCTCGACGCCCTCAAGCGCGAGCTGCGCATTGTGCCGAACATAACCGGCAATGGCTTCGTCAACCTGGGGCGGTCCTCATCGGATCTGACCAAGGCCGAATTTTCCGACCTCATCGAGATCATCCACGCCTTCGGCGCCGAGCATGGCGTCCAGTTCCAAGATGACCGTGAGGTGGCAGCATGATCCGCTCTCAGAAGGTCATCGGCGCAGCTCGTGGCGCGCCCTGCTCTGCCCGCTTCCCTGGCATCTGCAACGGCAATGCGGAAACCACTGTCTGGTGCCACCTTAACGGATCGGCATTCGGCAAGGGTGCCGGCGTCAAGGCTCATGACGTGCTCGGCTTCGACGGCTGTTCCGATTGCCATCGCTATTATGACGTTGGCCACGGCACCCGCCCGCTGATCAGCACCGATACGCTGCTCGAATGCGTCTTGCAGGGCGTCTGCGAGAGCTACGTGCGCCGTATCATTACCGGCGTGATCGTCGTGCCCCGCGACCCCGAACGCCTCTCAAGCGAGCGCCCTGTGCCCGCCCGCAAGCCAAAGGCGGAGCGCAAGGCCATCCCCGCCTCCGACCGCCCCATTCCCCAGCGAAAAGACGCTTGGCCCAAGGGCCGCAAGATCGCCTCCCCGGCTCGTGGAGCCATGCGAACCATAGGATCAGAGTAGATGAGCGACCTGACGGAATTGCTGGAACGCGTGAAGGCGGCAACGGGGCCGGACAAGGTTCTAGACCGCGACATTCTTTGCATCATCGACGGCTGGACATACGAGAAGCGCGGACGGGACCGCCAGCCATGGATGTACGGAGCAAAGGGCGAGCGCCGCGACCCTCCAGGTGTTGGCATCTTCGGCGCGGCACGGCCGACATCTTCTATCGACGCTGCCGTTGCCCTTGTCGAACGGAAGCTGCCGGGGTGCGGCTACATCATCGGGATGGGACGAGAAACGCCAGATGAGCCGTTAGGCGCTTGCGCTATCTATTCCAGCCTGAGTGGGGAGGGTGCGGAATTGGCTGAGGAGGAGGCGCCGACGCTGCCTCTCGCCGTTCTCACCGCCCTGCTTTCAGCCCTCATTGCTCAGGGAGCTTCGTCATGACCCCTACCCCCACCAGAGACAGTGCTGTTAGCCCGGTAAGCGTCGATGATCTGGCGCAGGAAATCCGCAGGATAGATGGCAACAACGAAAAGAGCGCCGGCTATTTGGCCGAGGCTATCATGTCGTTCTTCGCCTCCCGTACCCCTAATACAGAAATGGTGGTGAAGGCCGAGCCGGTAGCGTGGCAGAAGCGTAGTTCGGTGGCTCTGTTTGAACCAGGTGAACACTGGACCGAGTGGGAGTTTTGCACTCTATCGGAAGCGGAGTTCATTCAGGAGCGCGAACGCGACTTCGACAACGTTTGGGCACAAAGCCGCCCCCTCTACGCCTCCCCGCCCTCACCAGCAGAGGTGACGGATGAGCAGGTTGAAGCAGCCGCCGTTGGGCTGTTCCGCTTCGACTATCCGCAGGACAAATGGGAGCGCTTTGGCCAAAAGGACTACCATCCCGAGAAGTATCGCGCCAAGGCTCGCGCCGCCCTCACCTCAGCCCTTCAACTCAACAAGAAGGGCTAGGAACAATGGCAAAGAGGATCACCATTGCGAAGGCGCGGTCATGGGTATCGCGCATGGAGAAGGCCCTAAGCCTCTCCCATGCCGTGTATTCCGAGGTCGATGATTGCTACTCCGACAAGGACAGCATTGAGCGGGATAATGCCGTCGAGTTCTTTGCCAACGCAATGCTTGACGCAGAAGTCGCTCTGGGCCGCGCGCGCGCCATCCTTCGGGAGCAGCAGCAAGCTAAGTCGGAGCCCCAGCCATGACCCGCGCATCCGAACAACCGCGCCATAAGCACAGCATCCTCCCCCTTGTCGTTGGCGTGGGGTGCGTACTCGTTACGCTGGTGGTCCTCGTCCTGCTGGTGCTGCCATGACCAGTGAAATCGTAGAGAGGCTGGGTCAGCTTGCGACGGAATGGCAGTATCTGTCCGACGAGCGTGGTCTAGCGAGCGCTGCCATGTCCGAAGCCGCAACCCTTATCTCGTCTCTCGTAGCGGAGAACGAGGAACTGCGCGCTGCAATCGCTACGCCGGAGTCCGTCCACGCAAACATGCTGCGCGGGGGCATCCCCAAGCTGTCGATCCGGAACGCGCTGCATCTACACGGCGCCGACGCGCTCGCCAAATGGGACCAGATCGAAACCGCTGAACGTCTCCTTGCAGAAGCAAGGGCGACAATAGCCGAGATTGCTGGTTTCGACCCCGAAGGGCCGATTGACCCTGACACTGTGCGGCTGATCCGCATTGCCGGGGCCTATCGCCGCAAGACCCTCTCAACAGGAGGGGTGAATGGGTAAGGCCCTGACGACCGACGAAATTCGGTTCCTTGAAGGCGTCAGAGACGGTGACGATGTATTCCCGATAGTCAGGGAGATTGGCTACGGATGGGCCGTCGAGAACAAGCTCGTGCGTCATCATGGCGGTGCTGACGGTCGAATACTCGATTTCTCTCTTACAGACGCCGGCCGCGCAGCTCTAGAGGGTGAGCCATGAGCCTCCCCCGCCCCACCCGTCGCAAAGCCCTCACATGGACGATATGGCTGGTAATAGTCCTTGCTGTTGTTTGGGTGGGGAAGGAGATGGGATGGTAGCGCGTCCGGTATCTGCCTCGATCATCGCTTCCGAATTCGGCTTTACGGCTCGGCACTGGATACGGCAGGCTGCGCACGGTCGAGTGCCAGGCGCTTACCAGCCGTCCGGCCCGAAAGGGCACTGGCTGTTTGATCGCGCCGTCTTTGAGAAATGGTACCGCTCGACGGTGCGGGAGGCAACATGGCAACCATCTATAAGCGCGGGAAAACGTGGTGGGCGCGGGCGCAGCGCGACAACAAGGAATTCCGGAAGTCTCTCTCGACACGAGATAGACCAACTGCTGAAAAGCGTCTCCGGGTCTGGCTCGATGAACTCGACGCAACGGGCTGGGGCGGGCGTTCTCGAATTCCGTTCGGCACGGCAGCGCGAGCGTTCATAGTGGAATACCTGCCCACCCTGAAACCATCCTCAGCGACCCGCTACGGCGTCAGCCTCAAATGGCTGTCGGACCACTTCGGGGATCTGACGATGGACGCTGTAGGCCGGGAGGAGTTGTCCGCCTTCGAAAGCCAGCGCAGGGCCATGGGCACTTCGGCGCCAACCATTCGGCGCGACCTCGCCTGCCTCTCGTCCATCTTCTCCTTTTGCGAGGACAAGGAATGGCTCGATGACGGCAAGAGCCCGGTCCCAGGCTTCCTCAAGCGGCGCGCGAAACGCGGCCTTGTGGAGTCGCCCGGCAAGCGGCGGTATCTGTCGGTAGAGGAGGAGGAGAAGCTACTGGCGGCGGCCGGCGGTTTGACGCGCGACGCGATCTGTGTGGCCATTGATACGGGCCTGCGCAAGGAGGAGCAGCTATCGCTCTTGCGCACACAGGTTGACCTCAAGCGGGGCATGATCGAAACCACCGAGGACACGAAGTCGGGGAAGAAGCGCTGGGTGCCCCTGCCCGCTCGGTCGGCACAAATACTGGCACAGCGCATCAAGGCCAATAACCAGTCGTTCTATGTGTTCGCCCACGATGACGGTTCGCGCTTCACCACATTTGACAACGGGCTGCGTTCGGCTATTCGCCGCGCCGGCATCGCAAAGATGAGCTGGCACGATCTGCGCCGCACCGCTGGGTGTCGATGGCTCCAGCGCGACCGCCGGTCGATGGAGGAAGTTTCCAAGCTCCTGGGTCACAGCAGCATCGCCGTGACCGAAAAGCACTATGCGTTCCTCGATGAGGAAACCGTTGCGCAAGATGTGAGCCGCACAAAACCCGGCACACGGACAGGTGGACAACGGAAGAAAAAGACGGCAGAATAGATACTTAAGGAAATAGAGAGCTGGACTCTGACTCCGTCAATCTTGGTTCGAATCCAGGTTCCCCAGCCATCAATTTCCTGACAAATCAACGGGTTAGCGTTGCGGAAAACGCGGACACAGCGGAACAGGCTGTGCACGACTGCCGCACGAAAACCGGCACAGTCGGAGATGATGATGACAAAACGTTCTGTCGACCTGATGGGTACGGCCTCCGTCAAGGGAGTGGCCAACAATTTCCCCTGGCGCATCTGGGCTTCGGAGGAAGGTAGCTACGGCCAAGGTTTCGAGGCCATGACCCTGGCAACTTGGTCGGAGTCCAAGATCTACCACAGCGATTGCGAATTTATCCGCGCTGACCTGCTGAAGGTTCCTCCCGCAGTGGCAAGCGAAACAATGCTGCAAGCTGGCGCAATGGAATACGCAATGACAGCCCAGCGTCCCAATGCCCCCGAAAGCCATGCCCGAGATATCTATGCGGCAATGATTAGGGCTGGCGGAGGGATGAGTGATGCGCTCGAAGACCTTGTCTACGACATGGCCACCATCCGTGATTTCGTGAAACGCGAATTCGTTGAGGGTGACAAGGCCTACCAGTTAGCCATCGTGGCTGACGAGGCACTTAAGAAGGTAGGGCGCTGATGGCCTATCTGGACCGATACAAGCACAAGGCCGTTGTGGTGTCTAATGGGCACGTTGACCGCATCACCGGGCCACGGTGCATCATATCACCCTTGGAAGGCTACGGACGCGGGCGCATGTTTGTCGCTCATACCGTGCCGCTGCTGTTCGCTGGGCAGTATGTCATCTGGGATGAAATCACGCGCAGCGCGACACTGGCTGATGAGACGAATTGGGAGAAGACCGAATGAGCTACCAGCCAAAACCAGCCGCATGGCAGAGAAAGCACCCAACAGAAGGGTGGGTGGCAGTCAATGAAGACGATATCTCGCACTACCGCGAACAGGGTCAGCCAATCCGCTCGCTCTACGCAATCACTTCGACCGCTGACGACAAGGACGGACGGACCTCCGTCGAGAAGCTGGAGAGGCTGCTTCGCCTTTGCGGGCACGATGCGTACGTGAAAGTCAGCTCCGACGATCTAACTTTCATCCACTCTGACTTGATTTGGGCATTCAACCGGATTGCCGAACTAGAACTGATCATACGCCCCCTGCCTACAGAGACAGAGGCCTACCCCATCGGAGAGGAGCCTTTCTAGATGGGCGCGCCCGAGGATGGGATGGACTGGCAACCGATTGAGACGGCGCCGAGGGATGGCAGGCAGCTTCTTGCCTTTGCACGAGGCCCGCACGGTGAGCAGGATGTGTATTACGGCGTGGCAGAATGGGCGCTAGATGGGCCGGGGAAAATCCAACCGCACACTGAAGGCTGGTTTTGGTCCTACGCCATCCGGCCAACCCACTGGCTGCCTTTGCCGGCTCCACCGCAGCACTGACCCAGGCTTAGGGCCTGTTATGGAGAGGGTTTAAGGATGGAAGGATGGTCTTTCGTATTCGATGCGCCGGTTGGGGAGCGCATCCTAAAGAGATATTGGGGCGTAACCTCTTTTGAGGACTTTTGGTTTGATCGTGAGGCAAACAAATGGATTCCCAGCGCTGAGCTAGATGGCCAGAGGTCTGTCGGAAACTGGGACCATCGGCCACGTACCTTCAAAGCCTTTAAGCGTTATCTGCGGAAGCACCCAGAGTTGCGCCAGATGAAGGAGGTCGTGTTCGGCTCACTTTTTGTCGGCCACGACATCAGAGCGCTCCCCTCCCCTCAGCAGCAGGAGATGAAATGATGGACACGGACGACGAAGACGAACGAAGCATTTACCTGTCGCCGGAGCAGCGGCGCGTGGCCCAGGCCGAAAAGAACCGCCTCATGAGCGCGGCCCTCTCAAAGTTGGCTGGGGTGCCTGTTCACATAAGCGAGGCCGTTCCGCCTAACGAGGTTCGCTTTGTGCAGGACGGCAAGACTGTCGGGAAGATCGTGGACGTTCCTGGAGATTGAAGATGAATAAGGCTCAAATCAAGGATATTGGCATTACCCAACTGTCGCCGGACGAACTGCGGGAGGTGGCTGCGACGTTTGTTGCGCTGGCAAATGACCTTGACGCGGCCGCGGAAATCGAACGCCTCGCCATCCTCGAATCCGCTCTCCGCACTATACAGTCAGCAGTCCCGAAATATCTGAAGAAGGAAATGACTGCGGAAGAGTTCGCTTTGGTCTGTGTTGGCGAGGTCGATAATGCTAAGGTGAATAAGGCTTTGGAGAAGGTCAAGTGAGACTGGAAAACGCTAGCGCCATGCCGGACGGGACTCAGAATTGCACGACTATTGGAGAAGTCATCGCCATCGAGAGGCAGCGCCTAAACGACCTGACGCGGCCTTTCTCTGTTCCGAAAACTTCCCCGTCTTGGGCACCACTCGCTAAGGCTTTGGAGGGGAATGAATGACTGACGAGGAGCTTATCAAATTCCGATCGCTTGCGCAGCAGATGGACACCCTAATCGAAGGGTTTATGGGCAGTTTTGCCCAGCCATTTTTCGCGCATTCCCAAGTGCTTCACGCAGTGCGCCAAGTGGCAGAAATCCGGGGCCGAACCGATATCGTTCAGCGTGTGGACGACTTGAACGCATCTAAACCTCGCTAAAATCCACCGGCGCTATAGGCACATCAGAAGCCACAGGCCACAGCCCAGCCCAAGGGAGAACCAGCAATGCCAGAACATCCCAGCACAAATGACGCGAAGAGCGGGCATGTTGCACCATGGATAGGCTATGCCCTCGGCCTTGTCGGTGTGGTCGCGGCGCTTCTGTTCCTGATGAACCCTCAGGCCGTCATAGACGCTATCTGGGTTCTACTGGAGATAGTTCGCCCGATGCCGATTTAGGGGCGTCACTCTGCGCAGGCCACATGCTGGCCTTGCCGCGAGGTTTGCGCAGGATATCTACCGGCTCGTGGAACCATGGGCCTGATGGGGAACAGTGCCGGCATTTGCTGGCAAGGATGGGCTGGTTGCCAACGCGGCTCAGGCTCCAGTCTAGGGAGCCGCCGCAGTCGGGACAAACGAGGATCATCGCCGCGTTCGCAGCTCATCTACGGCATCTTTGAGATAGTCCATATCCGATTGCAGTTTTATCAGCGCCCTGCTGTCGGCATTGGATTGAATCTGCCCTGCTTTGAGGGCGGCAATCTCGGTTCTGTCCTGCCCGATGGCAATGCCCACGCCGACAATGAGCATGACGAGCCCTGCCCAACTGGAGATGGTGCCGATGGAGATTTCATTCTTCACGCGCGGCATGTTCATTTAGACGCCCTCAACAATTGCGTGGGCAGGGTATTCGCAGCCATGATCCGGTTCCTATAGAACGGGGTTGTGGTTAGGCTCGTTCCGGTTAGACGCCAATCGCCGGAACGGGCCGCTTAGGGGCACAGAGCCGTAAAGGCCCTGTTGTGTGCCCGGACTTCGGAAACGGTCTCAGGCGTGTCCTGAGCGGCGCTGTAGGTGATCGGCTTGAACGCCGAGCATGAGGTGTCAGTGACGATCCCGGTTGTAGGGATCGTCGTGCATGCCGAGAGCGTCAGCATCGTCCCGAGCAGCAAGAGCTTCGACAACGCGCCGGTCGTGGACTTCCTTGGCTTCAACATAGGCTTCGGCCTTTCCTTCGGCCTTGATCCGGGCCCGCTCCAGCCACGACATGACGGCGGAAGCGAGTTGGATCAGGCCGACGATGAGCTTGAGGATCACTTGACGGGCGGCTGTTCTTTGGCGAGGCCGGTCACGCCGTCGCGGAGGACATTGACGATCAGCTTGAGGGTCGCGGCGCCAGACGCAACGGCAACCGCAATTTCGGCCGGCAGAATGGCCTGGATTTCCGGCAGCAGGGCAACGGCAGTCAGTGCCATGATGACGTTGAGGATGTTGTGAAACAGATTCGAGTTCATGGAAGCTCCTTACGCTTCGTTGGTGGAGAGGGGTTGCCCCGAGCTATCGAGGATGGGCAGGTTGTAGCGCTCGGGTTTCGGCGCGATGCTTGGCCAGCGATAGCCAAGGACTCGATTGGTTGCGAAGGGGGCGATGGAAACCTTGTTGCCCTGGTTCCCTCCGAGGACCATCAGGTTGCCCTTCTTGTCCTTGCCGACGACGAAGCCGACATGACCGGACCAGCCAGAGGGCTTGCCGCGCCAGAACACGACGATGCAGCCGACAGCCGGGCCCGCAATGGGCTTGCCGAACTTGAGCCAGTTGCGAGCGCCCCACGGATCCTTGACGTGGCCGAGCCCGACTTCCTCAAGCACCCCGCCGACGAAGCTGCCGCACCACGCGGTTTCATCATCCTTGAACGGCGCCTTGAGCTTTGCGAGCCAGCGGGTGATGACGGGAGAATGTTTCGGCCCCGGCACTTCGGACATGCCGACATACGTGCGGGCTTTGGCGAGCCACTTGGGATCGTCCATAGGTGAACCTCAATGTGAGTGGATTGGAATGGTGGACGGTTTACTCTGGTGCAGGTAGAATGCCGCCCGGCTCAACAGGGGTATGCTGGATGGCTCGACGCTTCTTCGCCTATGCGAAAACCAAGATGCTGAACTGGCTTGAGAACGCCTTCACCCTCGATGGAGGCAACAGCCCGTACCAGCGTAGACCGCGCCGCGTGGCAACTATCCTGCCATTCAGAAAAGGCTAGAACGCCAGCCCCTCAAGCTCCACCCACGACCCGACTTGGAAGTTTCCCGACCCCGGCATGAACCTGATGGCGTCGTGGGGCGACGAGTTGAGCACCTGCCCCGCAATGCGCTCAGAGACGAGCACACCGGACGCACTGCGATATTCGTTCAGCGACACGATGCGGGTATTTCGGGCCTGGTTGAGTTCGGTGATTTCAAACTTGATCGAAATGCCTTCGCCCGCACTGACCATGCCGATGCCTATGGTGTTGCCACCGAGCGCGATCGACGGCCCGGCTAGGTCACTGTCGTACGTATCAGCGGTGCTGCTGGCTCGATGCGCCACCGCGTCATTCTGCACCCCGTCCAGCCAACTCGATCCATTGTCCGCGCTCGCCTGAAACCGCAGCCCGGTTCCATCCGTCGCCGGCAGCAGGAAGCCGGAGCCACGAATGGCACGGTACGTAGAGAGATTTGTGAAGGTGATGGCCGCAGCAGGTGAGCCACTGACGACAACCGGGGAAATGCGGCGCCAACCGGCGGCGTACTGATACCCCAGGCACCGCCAGTTTCCCGAACCTTCGGAAACAAACATTGCCGTATCGCCCGCCGCCGTGGGGATGTTGGCCCCATACAGGATCAGCGAAGTAGCGTTGTGCGTCAGTGTCAGGGCGCCAGCGAACTTCAAGAACTTGATCGTGCCCGCCTTGATCGTGCCGAAGCCGGTAATGGTGGTTGTGCCAGTGATGCTGACATACCGACCGGGAACACTGCCGAGGTCGGTCGTTGCGGCTGATGCAAGGGTATCGTCCCCGAGCCATGCAGCAACCTGCGCCATTTCCTCGCGGATGGCATTGTTGATGCCGGAGGGGGCACAGCCTTCAGCGATGTTGGTCCCGCCGATATCGCTGTTATTGGAGTTGGTTTCGTCCCACTGCTCAAGAGCGGTTTTTGGCATGATCTATTCCATTTTCGGTTGAGGTCAGTCGGACTTGCCGCCATGGGCGCCGCCCGATGAGCCGGAGTCGGAAAAGCCGGTCATCCACTCGCGTCGCGCGGCGACCGAGGTGGGAGGACGAAGCACCGGCAGGGAGCGGCGCATTGCCATGAATGGGCTCATGCTGGCGGGAACTGGTGCAGCGCGTTCGCCACCGCCCATGCCAAAATTCGGTCGGGCAATGGGCATTGGCGGCATGGGCCGAACCGATAGCTGTGTGCCAACGCCGGTTGGACGGGGGAACGGTGTCGGGGCAATGCGCGGAGCTTGAGCGAACTGCGTGGGGAATGTCTGCGGACGCGAAAAGGGGGTTGGTGGTGTCCGCAGGGGTGCGGTAACGGGGAGCCCGTTGGGACCGACAGCGCCGGTCAGAGCTGCCGTCGAAAAGTCTGCATTGGGGTTGCCCGGCCCGAGACCATCGGTGGAGCCAATTCGGAACTGCCCCGGCTCGGTCGGATAGATGCCGGCATACATCTGCTCAACAGTCATGGGCGGCGGGACTGAAGGGCGAGAAACCGGCGGCGCCACTGAACGCTGAACGGCCTGTTCGGCTTGTGCCACCCGGAGGTTTCCTGGCCCAGACCGAACCGGAACGGACTGAACCATCCTCGTTGATGGCGCCATGCCGCCGGGAGGGGGCAAGGGCGGCAGTTGCGCGGGATTGCGGGCATTGAGCGCGGCTTGCAGTGTCGGGTCTGTAGCGCGGCGCCCGGCAAGCTGCGGAGATGGCAGGCGCGGAACCGGCGCGGACTCCCGAGAGCGCATCGTTGCCATGCCCTGCGTGTCGATGGGCGAACCAGACGGCCGAACCGCGCCAACGCGCTCGTCATAGATCCCGTCGAACATCGGCGCCTGCTGCTGCCCGCCATCGACCGGCGACATGGCGAGTTCATCGCCTAGAGTGCGGCGGGGCTTGTTGAGGCCGGCAAACGTGTCGGGGATGAGCTGAGACGGCGCACTGATCCGGCGCATCTGGGCCATGTCGATTGATGGCGTGACAGGCGCGGGCGCATTGCGTGGCGTCGGCACGGTCGAAAGGGCCGTGGCAACCTCTGGCAGTTCACCGGGGGGGAGGGGAACGGACGGATAGAACACATGGCCGTTGCGGGTGTACGTGCCGTGCTTGGCCTTGCTGTCTGCCCAATATGGCGAAACGCTGGGGGCATTGTAGTCGAGCGGCCGACCGGGCGGGCCTGGGATCGTGCCGGCGACCACCTGAGACGCAATCTCGCGAGCCCGCTTGAACTCGGGGCTGTCCTTCGGATAGCGGCCCTTTGGGTTATTGCCGCCCTCCCCGCTGTTCCATGTGGAGAACTGCTTCGGAGCGAGTGCAACATCTTGGATGGACGCGCCGTAGCGACCGTTGTTCAGCCGGTTCAGCACCACATGGCCCACGTCTGCCATGCCCTGCATGCCCTCGCCGCCAGCTTCGCCCAGCATCGTCCACGCGAGAATGTCGAGGTCGTCGTCAGCCATGGCAGGCTCCATAGAAAAAGCCGCCTCGCGGGCGGCTGTGGATTCGTTCGGATTGACGCTTGCTATGCTATCGGCCGATAGCTATGCATGCTGCTATCGTTTGATAGCAAAGAGGTTTGACGTGGCTTCTTCTCAATCCAAGGCTGGCAAGGCCCGACTAATCACAATGACATCTGAACAGCGAAGCGAAGTCGCAAGGGCTGGCGCGGTCGCTCGTTGGGAGAAAGCCGACCCATCAAGGGTCAACCTTCCCCGCGCACTATATGGCGCCGACGACCGCCCGCTTCGCATAGGGGACATGGAAATCCCCTGCTATGTTCTAGACGACGAGCGCCGGGTTCTCACTATCAAGGGCATGCTCGGGGCAATGAATATGGCCCAGGGCGGCAGCATGGTTGCCGGGATGAATCGTTTAGAGCTTTTTACCGCCCGAGACAGAATTAAACCCTTTGTCGTCAATGCGTTAGCCGAGCGAATCCACAACCCTATCCATTTCGTTACCCCGACTGGCGGTCGTGCGCAGGGCTACGAGGCAGAAGTTCTTGTCGATTTGTGCGAAGCGGTGCTTGAGGCCCGCGCTGCTGGGGTGCTTCAAACGCAGCAAAAAGCCATTGCGCAAAGTTGCGAAGTCATAATGCGCGGCCTTGCCCGCGTTGGTATCGTGGCCCTCGTTGACGAGGCTACCGGCTACCAGGAAGTCCGAAAGCGCGACGCGCTCCATAAGATACTTGCTGCCTATATCGCACCGGAGCTAATGAGCTGGGCGAAACGGTTCCCCGACAGCTTCTACGAAGAAATGTTCCGCCTGCACGGTTGGGACTATGACCCGGAGTCGGTCGCTCGACCCGGTGTGGTCGGAAAATTCACGAACACCTATATATACGAACAATTGCCGCCCGGTGTTCTTGAGGAACTAAGTTCCAAGAACCCTAAAGACGAGACCGGTAGGCGGAAGGTCCGCCACCATCAGCTCCTTACTGACCAGGTAGGCCATCCGCACTTGGAGCGGCAAATCGCAGCGACCACCACTTTGATGCGGGCTTCTGATGACTGGCCTACGTTCAAGAGGCTGTTCTCTCGCGCCTTCCCAAAGAGCGGAGACCAGACCGAATTACTCCCCTAGTCATACTGAGGCGTGGCGCTTATACTGCGCGCCATGCCCCAGATCGACCTAGAGCCCCACGAGTTCACCAGCAAACGCAGCCGGCGGAATGCATATGCTCATGGGTTGGCGGGCCTTGTCGGACTGCTGATCCTAGCAGCGATCTGGTTCAATAGAGCCGATATCACCCACGAAACCCTGTTCTGGGGGACAATGGCCTTTAGCGTACCGACAGGCGGTTTCCTTATGGTCTTCCTCAACCAATGGCGCGGCGTCTAGTAGCCTGGGCTTCCATCGACCGTGATACGGAGCGGAGGACGGTTCCCTAAGTCCTGTCCTGGTAGCAGCGGCACCGAGGCGGGAGCGATGGGCAATGCTCTTGGCGGCTCCTGGGCTCGCGTGAGCATCTGCATTTGCTGGGGCGTTGGCGCACCGCTGGTGAGCAAGTCAGCCGACTGCTGGTTGACCCCTGGCTGCAGTGCCGCTCGCAACTTTGCCCGTGCAGCATTGATCGCTGAAAACACCAGACCAATGGTACCCTGCGGGCCCAGGTCTGCCCCACCATCCGGGTTGACCATGCCTTGGGCGTTCATGCGTCGAGCGGTTTCGCTGTTCTTGGCGACTGCATTGGCCGTCTGCCCGAACATGAGTTCACGATCCACAGCGCGTAGCAGCTCGTCTGTCGCGTCGTTTCCGATTAGGGCGCGCATCTTGGCTTCGTTGTACGGCTTGCGGAGAAGCGTCCTAACGCTGGCAACATCATTTGCGGAGTTTCCAAGCATATCTGCGACAGCAGTCTGTGCGCCCTGAAGGAATGCGTCCTTTTCGCTGGCGGTGAGCGAGGCCATGGTGCGCTGAAGTTCGGCCGGAGACATATCCCCTTTGAACGTGCCACGGCCCGTTTCGATGGCATCCAGCACAGCTGCTGGCCCGGCAAATGCTTCGCGGGCAGCCTGATAACCAGGCGCAACCTTGTCGCCTTCGGCGGCCAGCACCCGGGCCATTTCGCCAGCCTGGCGCGCGGCGTTGTTCTGACCAGCGCGCCGGGCGGCCGTTGCGATGTCGTCTAAGGCCTGCTTGGTGTAGTCGAGGACGCCGATTGTCATCGTGCCCATAGGGACGCCATCATTCGCCGCCATTTCCATGCCCTCTTTGAGGGCTCGGCTACCGAGCGGCGTAGAGGTGATGAGTTTAATGTTTCCGGCCATCGGCACCGGAACATTACGGACAGCGGTGTAAAGCGGATCGGCCGCCGCCTTCTGCGCGGCGATGATGCTTTCGGTCAACTGGCCAATTTCTGGTCCAGAACCGAGCGTCTTGGCGATGTCTGCTGCCATGCGAGTAGGCCCGCCGGCCGCACGAGCTTCCACGGTATTGCGCAGCACCTTTTGTGCGGGACCGCGCACAGACGCGAGCCCGCCCGCAAGAGACTGAAGATTGGGGCCTAGGTCCATTACCGTGGCATCTGGTCCCAACTGCGCAAGCGCGCGGGAAAGCCCTGCTGGCGCAATGCCATCGTCGGCCATGGCGGAAGCAACGTTGGCGGCACCCTTTGGGACGCCTTGGCGAGTGAGCGCATTCCAGCCCGCCCCGAGACCCTTGAAGACAAGCGGAGCGGCCCCGCCGACCCCGACACCCATCGCGCCGCTTTTGAGCGCGTCTTCTGGCGAGCCACCGCGAGCGAGCGTATCTACGCCCGAGATCGCTCCACTCGATAGTCCGCCAAACATGACCTGAGAGCCAAGACCACCAGTCATGCCCAATGCGCGGCCAACAATCGCTGGACCGGCAACCCCAGCAACCGCCAGTGGCAGGACCGCCCCAGCAACATTGCCCGCCAGCCGTTCATTCCCTGCATGCTGCTCAAGGTACGCCTTTCGCTCAGCAGCCCCGGCCCGCACCTGCTCCGGCGTCATGCCGCCCGGCAGTTGAGCAATAGTGGCATCAAGGTCAACGCGACGGTCGGCAAGCCACGGGCCCGCGACGGGCAGGCCCTCAATCACGCCTTGTCCGAACGACTGCGCCCGATCTGCAAGGTTTGGAGCATTGCTTGGCTGATATCCGGCAAATTTCTGCGATGCCTGGGAACCCGCCGCGAGAGCTTCATCATAGGCTGGCGACGGCGCCGCGTTGCCCTGCGAGGCCAGATATTCGTCCAGCGTGTCGCTTGCCGACTGGGCATCAGGCGCCTCAATCTCGAACTTGCGGCCATCGGGGGTCGCGACCTCGAACTTCGCCATCAGAGCGGCTTCACGGTATTGCCGTTGGGCATGGTGACGATCCCCTGAATGGGCTGATAGCTCTCGGGCTGGCGAATGAACATGCTGGGGTCAACGCCATAGTTCTGCGCACGGGTCGAGAACTGGTCATTGATGCCGCCGAGGTTCGCGGCCGTCTCTTTGTAGATGCCATCCGCCGCCTGCACGAACTGCTGGCGCACGGTTTCGGGCAGGCGCTCGCCGTTAACCAGACGGCTCACAAGGCCCTGGATTTGCTCACCATATGAGCCCGCCTGCGCGGCCATGGCGAATTCGCTTTCGCGCACAACTGAGCCCGGATCAAGCATCTTCATGTAGCCGTAGATCAGGCCCATATCGCCCGCTCCCGACTGGAGCGCTGCCGATTGCCGAACGCGCTCATAGCCGCCCTTGACGGTTTCGTAGATCTTCACCGGGTCGGAAGCTGCGTACTGAGCGTAGAGATCCTTCTCGTTTCCGAACTGGTCCTGCTGATCCGGCGCACCCTGAGCGATCACGTTGCCGGCGCCATCGTATCTGGACTCGCCCGCGCCAAGCGTAAACCCTTCGGGCGCGGCCTTGGGCTTCAACCGATCCGATGCCATGTTGAACGCAACATCAGCCTGTCCTGCGTCCACCAGCGGCACAAGGTCGGTAAAACCATGCTGCTCAAGCCAGGACTTGGTAGCGTTGGTCTGTTCCCCCAGTTTGGCCTCTTCCGCCGCGCGATCCGCCCGTTGCTCATCCATCGGCATGCCCTGAGCAAAGCCCGTGGCGAACCCACCCCCGATATTGCCGGGACGTGCCGCGCCGAGCCCCGCAAAGCCCGAAACAATCGCGCTGCGGTTGGCATCGAACGCCTTATACCAGGGATTGTCAGCCCACCCGAGGCTTTCACCAAAACCGGCCATCTGTGTCTCCTAGAAGAATGCGCCGGCAAGAGTGCCGCCAATAGCAACGGGAGCCTGCCACCACGGGGCGCCGGGCTGTGTCATGGTGCTGGTGGAGCCTCCTGTTCCCGCCGTTCCGGCCAGAATGCTCGAAGCATTGTTGAGCCCCATCCATGGAGCCTGTATCTGGGATTGCCCAACCGACTGCTGAACGCTGCCCGGTGCCTGTCCCATGGCAAAGGCGCCCGGCAGGGCTGAAATCGCCTGCATCTGTCGCTGCTGGTCGTTCTGGAGGTTGGCGTAATCGAGCCCGGCCAGCGTTTGTGTCGCCGCAGTGCCGGCAGCATCGCCCATGACCGAGGAGCCGAAGCGCCCATCCGTGAGGAAAGATGACCCAACTCCGGTCAGAGCGTCATCGAGCGCACCGGCCCGCATGGTCGCATAGCCGGGATCATCCGTGCCAAAGCGCTTGCCGCTGGCGATGTCCGCAAGCTCGCGCGTTGACCCCGCCACACCACGCGCATAGTCAGGATTGCCAGCCGCGCCGAGCTGCGATGCCCAGCCCGCCGACAGGTTGGGATTCGTGCCCGCTAGGTTGAACTTGTTGTTCTCGTTCTGCACCCCACGCAACAGCATGGACAGGGTGGGGTTCACGTCCGGATTGGACGGAGCATTCGTCTGCGTTGTGGTTTCAGTACCGCCGCCGCCCATTTTACAGGACCTTTCTCAATTCGTTCGGATGCCCGTCTGAGGCCGTATACTCAGGCAAAATCCGCTGCCAATCTCTGCCGCAAAGCCGATGTTCGATGCAGCCCGCGTCACGGGCGACCGTCTCAAGATGCCGAACCGCAGCCCGCATGATCGCAATGCGCGCCTTGGGTCCGCCCTCGATTGAGCCGGCCAGGTATTTCGTCCAGCACACGAGGTCGCTGGTGACTTCGATGACCATCAGGCATTGGCCGGGACCGGATATGGCCAAGAGGCTGTCAGCGCCGCTGGCTAGGCGTTTGTGCAGCCCTTCCATGGTCTGCCGAGGATCGTTCCGCACCGCTGGCGCCAGTATTTCGGCAATGACCGGCCACATGCGCTCAATGCGCGCCGGCTCGACATGCTCGAACTGCATTACCGCTGCGCCGACAGCGCAAAGATGGCGTGGACCACAAGCGCCAAGGCTGTGCCTGCGGTGGCTCGAAGAGAATGACCGCTCTGAAGCAACTCATCATAGATTTCGATGGCATCGTTGGCCGGGACCGAGCAGGCGCCGGTCAACGAGAACGAATTGGTCCCGTCGTAGACCTCAAGGTTCACTGTTGCTGCCGACGCCGTGACATTGGCGACCCTGATCTTTCCGACCGCCTGCTTGGTAGCGGCGCTCGGGATGATCTCGGTAACGCTCGTGGTCGATAGGACGACCCGAACCGGCTCCGGTTGATTGAGAGGCGCCTGAAAGACGCTCATTTAGGGCCACCCTTGCTAATGCCATTCGGTGGAATTTCAATGCCTCGGTCATAGGTCCACGTAGCGCCTGCGGCGTGGTTCACCCGGATCACAATGCACTTGCCCCTGCCTCGCACAGGAAACCGCCCGCTTGCCGTCTGGCCCACCGGGTCTTTGAACGTCACCGCATCAGCGAGCCGGTCACGAACGCCGAGGGTCAGGGTCACGTTGGGGTCGTCTGAGACCGGCGCGAGCCAGCTTACGAGCATCGATACGTTGTCGGTCAGCGTCGCGGTCTCGATTTCTGCCGCCAGGGCAGCGCCATCGAAGAACCCGAATTTGTAGTCAGCGTCCAGGGCAGCGAGCCGAGGCCGCCCGCCCTTCCATGCGTTGGAATCGAGCGGATACGGCAGGTCATCCAGATCGCCGTAGTCATCCAGATCCTCCAGTGACAATGCCGGGTTGGACATTCGGATCATGTAGCCGGTGCCTTCCTCTACCGGCACGAATTCCTGCGTGGCGAGGTCGTAGACCAGCAGCTCGTCCTCGTCCTTGCGCCAAACGACCTGTTTCAGCTCGGGATCATAGGTCGCCGTGACAGCCGTAATGTCGCCAACGCTGGCAATAAACGTGCGGGCTACCTTGTCGTCCCCAATCGCCATGACGCCCTGCGCCGTGGCAATCTGTGGACCCGAACTGTCCATGAAGGCAACGCCGCCAGGGATTTGCACGATGCTTTCCGGGCTCACGGCCCCGACATCACCGGGAAACTTGTCGATGCGGAAGATGCGCTCGGTCCCTGTAACCGTCAGCAGCCGCACCGCACCACGCTGGATGACCACGGCCTGACCGTCATTGACCACGCCGCCGCCCATCAGGGCCTCGCCGTCCGCGAACTCCTGTGCCCCTGCCCCGCGTGTCGTCCAGTTGATGTAGGAGCCCGGAGCTGAATTGCGCATCAGGCGGTTGTCGCCGTCGCAGTCGAGCGCCAGAACCATTTCCGCCCAGACAAACACAGACCGCGCGGCTGGGCCATCGGTTACCGGATCAACCGTGCCGCCGCTTTCAATGTCCCATTCCAGCATGCCGTCAGTGGTGTTGCTGACGATCAGGTGCTCGCCATACTGGCACATGCCCCAGCTATGGCCCGAGGGAACCGCATAGCCCGTTCCGATCTCAGCAAACTGATAGGTCGCATCCATCTCATAGAGTTTGTCCACCGTGCCGAAGTAGCCCTTGAACACGCCGGAGCGCTGCACCACGGCCAGACCGCCGCGCGGAGCCCCAGGAAGGGCCATGGCCCCTGTCGTGACCTGTAGGCTGCGCCGGGGGTGATACGACACCCCTTGGCTGTCCTTGCGCGGGTTCACGTTGAGGACGTGCCGCGACATGGCCGGGTTGGTTTCCGCGATATCTGGTCTATAAGGTCCGAACGGCAGCATCAGGGCGTGACCATGTTGAGGGTCATCTCGGCGCTGCTGTACTCAGCGACGTTGCCCTGCGAAACGAGGTCATCAAGGATTTCGTCAGCTTGGGCCTGGAGGAATGACGCGGCGTTGTAATCCTTCTCGTAGGCACTGGCCGCTGCCTGCCCGCCGAAGAGGTAATAGTCGGGCGCAAGGGCCAGCAGCCAGTTGGTCACGTTCGAGGACGAAAGGCCGCTGAGAATGGACGAAAACTGGATGGTGAAGTCGTCGTCGGTAACGGGCGCCACCATGAGGGATGTGCCGCTGATGGCGAACACGCCTGCTTCGCTGCCGATGCGATACGGGTTGCGATCAATCATCGCCGCCCACGACACCTGCGACATTGGCACAGAGCCGAGCAGCGATCGGGTAATGGAAGTGAGCCCGACAAAGCCGGTAGGCAGGGTTCCCACACCATCGGCATCGGTATTGACCGTGGCAGAGGTCCGGCGCCGGAAGTCCTGGCGCAGCTTGCGGTTCGCCCGCGCCTCGGCCAGAGCAATGAACTCATCGGTTCTGGCGGAGGGATAGGTGCGCTCTTCCCATTCGCTCAAGGCGGTGCTCAGGGTTGTGTAACTGTCGAACGGCATCACAGTTTCCCCGACTTGGTGCGGAAGGGCTGGTTCTCATCGCGGTTGAGCCACCAGTAGAGGTGGTCCTTGTCACCGGTCTGCATCTTGCCGGCTACTTCAGCGAAGAACTTGTTGAGCGGGATGCGGCCCACTCGGATCAGCGGCATGTTCCCGCCCTTGTCGCTGCCTGCACCCGCCGACCATGCCTTGGCGTCGCGGGAGTTCCGTTCTTCGGTGTTGAGCTTCTGGATTTCCTCATCCGCGAGGAATTCCGTGCGCTGAACCTCGATAGGCAGGCCCGTCTGGGGATGAGTGCCGCGACCGATGGAGCGCCGGTAGTGGGGGGTGGTTTCCACCACCTCCCACGTAACGTTCTGGCAATCGGCTTCCGTGAGCTTAATCGAAGTCACGGGTAGCGATCTTGGCCTGATGGAGCTTCTTGGCCTCGGCCTCGGGCAGCTTGACGATGGTGCCGGCCCAAAGCTTGCCTTCGGTGCCCGTGCCGGCGAGGACAGCGGCCGGCGGCGTACCGACAACCACATGCTCACCCTCGGGGCGATAGTTCTTTTCGAGCTTCATCGTGACCAGCTTCTTGGCCGGATCAGGACGCATATCGACCTTGGAATTGGCCTTGCGACCTTCTTCCAGGCCGGCGTTGTATTCCTTCTCCGCCTGCGTCGGCGCCTGCTCGGCAGGCTCATTGCCGGCCGCACCGACAGGGGGGAGTTCACCGCCAGCAATGCCGCCATCGCCCGTGGGCTGGAGCACCTGGTCGATGTTGTTCTTGAGCTGGGAGGGCTCGTCGGTGTTCACAGCCGGAGCCGCACCGCCAACCTTGCCGTCCTTGTCATGGTCGCCCTTGCCGCCAAAATTCTGCGCCGGCCGATGCGTGGTGTGATGCTTGTTGTTGGTCATTTGCAAATTCCTTGCCTGGGGTTGATTGGGGCGGGCCGTGGTCCGCCCGTGTTTCTCGATGCCCCATAGAAAAAGGGCGGCTCCGAAGAACCGCCCTCTGCGTAAGGATCAGTTGCCTGACCCGATTTAGGAGACCGCAGCCGAGAACGGCGTGGCCTCTGTGCCGGTGCCCTGTGCCACCATGCGAACCGACCAGAAGCCGGCCGCAACGTCTTCGAGCTCGATGAAATCACCGATGATGCCGCCCTTGGTGGAGCCGTTCATGGTGATCGTGTCGGTGGTCGAAGCGGTTTCGAAGATCACTGCGGTATCGGCCGCGTCCTGCGCCATGACGCACGAGCCCTGCATTACGTCCGTCGCGTTCGCCACCTGAATGATAGCGTTGTTCGACGTGACGGTGGTCCGGACGAAGAAGCGATAGAGGGCGCCCTTCCCTTCCGAGGCCGGAAGGGTGAGAGTCAGGCCGGCGGCAGCGCTGATATTCAGCACAGTCTCGGCATGGCTCTTGCGGTTGATGCTGGTCGAAGCGGTCAGAGTGATAGGCTGGAGGATTTCTGCCATTTTCGTTCTCCTTAGGCCGTAGCCGACATGCCGTAGGTATCGGCAATGACGGCGTGAGCCGCTTCGTTGTTGACGATCAGCGTGTACTCGACGTTGAGGACGCGCTTCTCGGCATCGCCAGTCTTGGCGGGCTTGTGGATCTGGATGTCATCGAAAACACCCATGGTCACCATCGACGGATCGATGAGGAACACGTTGCGGGCAATAGTGGCGCCGGCACGAGTCATCTGGACGTTGGGAACCACGGTGAGCAGGCCGAAGTCGCTCAGGTAGGCATCAGCCGCACCAACGATGGTGGCCTGCTGCCCGTTCTTGAGCTGGCTGCGCAGCGGAACAATGTCGGCATCATCAAGGAACCGCGAGAACACGGTCTTGTTGTAGTTCGACATCATCAGCACGTTGCCTTCACCGCCCGCATTGGTCTGCGAGAGGTTGACTTCATCGATCAGCGCCTTGGTCAGAGCGCGCTGAGTGCCGTTGGTCGCAGCATCGACAATGCCGGTGCTGGAGTTGAAGCCGCCCGATGCACCGCCGGCCCCAAGGGAGTCGTTGGTGGCGAGCCATGCACGGAAACCGCCGAGCTTGCGATTGGTCGCGCCATTGCCCGATCCGGCCGACGAGGCCTGGTTGGAGAGCATGATCACTTCCATGTCGATGCGCAGCTCGGTTCCCTTCTTGGCAACTTCGCGGGCAAGTTCGGAACGACGCCCGGCCTTGTCCGTGTTGTCCTGAGTACGCGAGATGATCAGGGTCTTTTCCGAAATCTGCGTGTAGTTGCCAACGCGGGTAGTCGGCGCGATGGCGTCATAGGTCCAGTCGTTGCCTTCCGGCTGGTTGTTGGTCGTGTCCGGCGTACCGAGCACGTCAGTCTGCCACTCGGGATG